TTAGAAAAGGTCTTTGCTTCTAACACATAATCTGTAAATGCTTCACAACATATAGGGAAATGTGGTTCAACTAATTGCCACATAGCATTCGCAAAATGTTGTATTTCATCTTGAGCATGACTGTCGCCCCTCAAGCGATAAAAATGGAAAAAGTTGTGTAAATCAATTTTCCATATAACTTCGGTATAGTTAGCCACAGGAAGTACTATCCGTGCTAACTCTCTTGATAGATCCCAATCTAATAGGTTGTGATAGGCCGTTTTCGCGCCGTCAAAAATTCGAAAGAGTTCAAATTCGATTTCCCCTGGATTACGTAACTCACCTTCTTCTCTACCTTGCTTGTTTGTTGTTGATTGGGGTTTTAATTCCTTACCCCTCGGATGATAAAAGTCATCAGACATGACAGAGTACCGCCCAGAGTACTCATTCAGATTTGCCGTCCTATGACGAACTAACTGGCGCATTACGAATATTGGAAGTTTAATATGGAACTTGACCTCACACATCTCAAAGGGTGAGGTGTGTTTGTGTCTCATTAAGTAACGTATAAGATTACGTGTCTGACTTGTTTTTCTTGTTCCTTCTCCGTAACTAATTCTTGCTGCGTTTTCAACCTCTTCATCACTACCCATGACATCTAGTAATTTCACAAAACCATATTCATGGACTTCTATCATATCATCGGACATCCCTCCACTTTCTGACTGCCCAATCTGCTTTAAGTCCGGTGAATGTATTTTTATTTATAATATTTAGGATTTCATCAGTTGACAGCCCATTACTAACTAAATCATTAATATCTTTAAATTTTTTCATTTTCCACATTGCTCTTAAATCGCTGAATTCAAACTGTTTTGGCCAGACAACAACCCGCCAACCCCTTTCAATAGATTTCATTAATTTCTTAATAGTATGTTTATTTCTCGGTTCATTATCAAATATTAAAGTAGTTTGTTCTTTATTAACCTGTATTGGTAAAGTTTCCAAATCACCGCCTGCAACAGCAAGACAATTAGGAATAAACATAGAGTCTATCGGCCCCTCTACAATATATGTATGTTTACTAGGATTCCATCTATCAAGACCATAAACTTTTGGTGATGATTCTTCAACCTTAATTGTAATATATCTTAATTCATTTTGAGCTAATGCTCTACCTTGTGCAGCAATTAAATTGCCTTCTGCATTATAAAATGGAATAACCATTCTAGGTTCTTTTACACCTAAATTAGAATAATCTATTTCAGATATTTCTTCTGCCCATTTTTTAAAATCTTCTGCAAAATAAACAGTATCTTTAAAACTTTTTGGTAGTTTTCTACTTTCAAAATATGTACGAGCAAAATGTTTTTTATCTAGCTCATTTATAGAGGGTAAATTAATTTTCATTGGTTTAGGTTTGAATTTTGGTTTCTCAAATTTAAATTCTGGTTCTGCTGTTTTACGTTTACCTGTTTGTCCCTGACTATATCTTTCTAGTACATATTGTCCATGTAAATGTGGGTCTATTTGTTTTATAAAATTTCCAAGATTTGAACCATAACCACAATTATGACATTTTACAAATAAATCCTGATCCTTTGCATAAATGTATAATCGTTTCTTTGATTTATTTCTTTGTGAATCACCACAAATAGGACATCTTGAATTCCATAAATTTGGGCGTACTTGTTTAAATAAATTCAATCTTGGAGATATTAATCCCACATATTTTTGATCTGTGTATAAACTCATAGTGTAATTATATCACAAAATATCAATAAGTCAAGTCAGTTGAGTTTGTATCTCCTATCTACGTGTCTTATTTTTGATTCTTCATGATCAAAAATGTATGCTTCTTTAATTGGCCCATCAATATTCTTATCCCAATAATCTAAAAATTCATGAATACGTGGATATTCAGGAAGACGATCTTTTGTTTGCCAAGAAAATTCATTGAGGATATGTATATGGTCTGGAATATGATATATGACCTGAACAGTAGCAAGGGTCCATTTGCGTATGTAAACAACCATACAAAATTATCTTTTCTTTTTTTCCAATTCTTGTGCAATCCAAGCTTTTGCTCTTGAATTTTTAGGAGGGGTTTTTATTAATTTAGAAACTTCATTAAACGCTTTTCTAAATACATCTTCACCTGCTCTATTATTAGTTACTTCTATAAAACCACGAGGAAATATATTAGCAAGTTGTCCTTTTACTTGTTGAACTTCTTCCCAAGTTTCAACAACGATTTCATCTGGGAGAATTCGTTTTCTTTCAGAATTTTGTTGGAGAGCAATATCAAGAGAAGTATTAACAAATATCATGTAGGTATCATAACCAACTTCTTCCAATTTATTTTTCTTTATTGAAAGTTTTTTAAGATTTTTTGCTGTACCATCAATGATTAATCCTAAACGACCGGCAATCCAACCAGCCTCTCTTTTTTTAGTTACTTCTTTTGCTTTTTGTCTTATGAGTTCTTTTCTCTCTATTTCACCAGATGAGTACATTGACATATTAGAAGACATTTGCGCTTGCATTAAACCATATTCTAATTGTTCATCAGAATTTACAACTTTTAATCCAAAGGGTCCCACTTTACCGGGCTTCAATTTCTTCATATCCTCATGCCATTCAAACTTACCAGCCGCAGAACCTGTTATTTTTTCTGCTGAATATGATTTACCTGAACCAGCACCACCAGCTAAAAAGAATGCCTTAAAGATTCCGGGATCATATACACCTTCTAATAGGTCTTGTTTAAGTTCTGTAAATTTCATATTTCTGATCTAGTAACTTGTATAATTTTTTCTTTTTGAGCTTCTAGAATAGGTATTCTATTTGGCCATTTGATATATTCTTTTGTATTTCCATCTTTCTGTAAATTCTCTATCAAAGGAATAATCAATTTCTCTACTGCTAACATACGAGCTTTGAAAGTTTTATTTAAATCTTTCTTCCTCTCCTCAATCTCTTTAACTACTGCTGTCATGTCTGTAGTTGATTGTTGTAATGCCTGTACTGCCTCTAATTGTTCCATTTTTAGAATCTTTTGAATGTCCTTATCCATAAATTCTAATTTTTCTACGATTGGTGAGAGGTCTGGGGGTTCTGTAGTAACAGTTTGAACAGATCCAGCTACTTCTGATAAACTATCTATCTTACCTGAAGTACCTTCTAATAGACTTTCAAGACTTTCTAACTTAAGAATCTTGTCAATTTTTGGTGACATATCCTGTAAGAAATTCATGATCTCATCTTGTTTTCCTACAGATTCAGATGCTTTTGCAGAAGCTGTCCTAGAATCTCCTGTTGCATCATTTAATTGGGCAAGTATATCCGCAGTTGTTTGTGCTCGTTCCTCATCTTGTTCTAATGCTAATATTTTATCAATCTTGGATTCAATATCGGCCAAAATTGCATCTTGTTTTTCTTTATCTTCTTGAGAAAATCCAAAATCACCACTAGGTAATTCCTGACTTGATTGAGAGGCTAAATGAGACATTATCTGTTCAATCTTCGCATCCATTGATGCTATTGCTTCAGGACTTGCGGAACCTCCACCTCCTGTATTTTCACCATCAGTCTGGTCTGCTTCGTATTCATCTGCTGTTACAGCACTGAATCCAAAATCGACTAATTCTTCTGCCATTATATCTCCTTGCTCATTTCGGGGTTAGGTCTTATTGCGGAATGATGATTGCAATGAGGGCAAGTCATATTACGAGATTTCCAATCGTAACTATCTTCTGTACTTGCATAACTCCACCAATTCTTACAATTTCCACATGAAAAATGGTATATCCGTTCCCATGTGTATAAATGATCTTTTTTCATATTTATTATTTCTTAGAATTACGTATAATATCAAATTCCATCGATAAATGTTTAATTGGTGAATCACCACAAACTGAATCATTTGGTGTATAAGGATACCATTCATATCCTCCTCCAACTCCTTCATAATCATATATCAACCACATTTGATGTTCATCCTTACAATATTCACAATACATAAACTCACCTGCTTTTGGATCTATTACTTTAGAATGAACACATTTTTTAGCTTTCCATCCTTTGATTTTAGGTAAAGTATCTAAAATTTGCATTCTTTCAGTCAAATCTAAACAACGTTCATCTTCTAATGATCCAACATTTGTACATTCAACATTGCCCGTAAGATGGTCCCAATAAAAACATCCACTAAGAAATAAACAAAAAATTAAAATATATTTCATCAATCCCGTATTTCTTGTGACCCTCTACATCTTGCATCACAATCTGAATGATTATACAATATGTCAAGATAATCTTTAATAGAGTGATCTAGTCCATCTGTTTGTAAAATATCACCTTCTTCATGTGTTTCGCTCCATGACAATGTATCAATATCAATTACCACCCCTGAATGAACATAAGGAAAAGGAGGCAGAAAAGGGATAGGATCGCTCCTATCAACCACCCGCCAATGATTGGGTTCATTAAAAAGAAATTTAGTAGTGACTTTTGGTGCTCCGTAAGTATAAATTTGAACATTGAAACCTCTCTCGTATAACCACATCCCTATGATTTGTGCTATTGCACCCCCTAGTGAGTGTCCCGTTAAATATACTGTGTGATCTAATTTATAATTTCTATTAATATCAACATAAATAGCTTCTGCGGCATCTCTAAAACCTCTATGTAATTTCAAATCTAAATTACTGTCATAAAAAATTCTTGCATCAATATCTGTTAAAACATTTTTAGCATTAGCTGTTCCTCTAAAAATTAGAATAGTAATTCCATCTTTTTGCATTACATAATATGAAAATTCATTTTTTCTAATTTCATATCCACTCTCGATCATCCTATTTAAACCATAAAATTCTGGTTCTTCTGGCGATACTGTACCATCAGCAAATATTCCCTTATCTGTATAAATGAGTTTAGAATATTCACCCATTTCAATAAGAGAATCTAATGTTACTGGTAAAGTAGACCTATCACCACTCTCACCATTCTTCCATAGAAACCAATTCGTAATTGCACAACCACTAAACACAAATAATGTAAATAATACCAAATATATGGATTTTACATTATCCACTCCGTTTCACTTTTTTATCTAATTTCTTTAATTTAGTAGAAACTACATCAACTACTGTAGTTACTATAATGGGTAACAAATCTCTGAAACTCAATGCAATCAAGAAAATTGCAAGGTATTCAAACTCCTTGTAATCTGCTAAATATGATATTTGAAATATGTAAAATACAAATAACATACCAGAACCCATATAGACTATGTTTCTGAAAAAATCAGCCCATGCACTTTTGTTATTATTGAGTAATACCAATAAAGAATAAAACAAAATAAAAACTAGCATCAAGACTAGATTCAAATTTTCTGTTATATATTGTAACATCTATTCTCCTTGGTTTGCATTAGCTTGTTCTTGCATTAATTTCTCAAATTGTGCATTAATTGCTTCTCTTGACGAACATTTATTTTGAAATGCTTGTCTATATGCCTCACCACATTGACCTTTCATCAATATGCTAAGTGAAGCCTCATAATTGTCGTTGGTATCATCTAATTCATGATCAACAATATCTGCTAATACTTGTATTTGCATAGCAGCCTCCGATAATCTTTTTTGTATTACTAAATCAACATGATTCGCAATACTACTTACTTGCCAACTTAATAAAAGAATAGCAAAGACTAATATCCATATTACTCTTGTCTGTTTAACTGCCAAAACTGGTTCTATTTCTTCCTCATGAATACTTGGATCATCATAAGGTCTCACTTCTGGCTTTTTTGTTGCCATAATATCTCCTCAAAAAATCATTTGTTGTCAGGCGATCCGCCGATAATTTTATCTAATCGCTTAAAGACTTGTGTTTCTAGATGTGGTAGTAATCTAATACCACTATATCCTACAAAAAATGCTATAGCCAATGCTGTCATGGGACCGAACTCTAACCATTCCATAAGGGCAGGAATAAAAAATTCTGCTGCCAACCAACCCACTATAGCCGCAATGCATAGGTTTTTGATTTCCCATATCCAACCCATCCATTTGTGTACTAATCCATTAGTCAATCCTCCAAGTGTAGATGCGAATACGCAACACCATTTGGCTCCGAAAATTGCTAACATTGTTTCCATTAAAATGCTCCTTAATGTGTGTTAAAATTTAAATGCAGCTTATGCTGCATTACTTCTTCACTTAATTATTTTGTTCCTTGGTTGTCCATCATTATAATAATCTTCAGGAGGACTATTATATGGATGTTTAGCATTTGGACTATTATGAAACATTCTAACATTCATAATTTTATCTTCTAATTTTTCAATATTCTTATACATTCCTTCTATCTTAGCTTCCATAACGGGTATTTTACCCTCTTTTAAAAGAAATACCTCTTTTTCTAAAGTAAGTACAGTTGAAAATAGATAAGTTACGCTACCTATTAATGCTGCAGTAACAAGGGGTAGTCCCGCCTTAAAAAATTGATGCTCGGCGACCTGCACCATACTTTCATGTGGCTTCGCCATTTTGCCTTTCTTAATCTTGTAATAATTCTTGTTCTCCAGATTCAGCAAGCATCTTTCTATTCAATAAATGTTCATTATGAACGTCTGCTTTATTCTGGCCCCAATAACCCACAGCATAACCATGTTCACACATCCATTTATTTACGTTTGTCCATCCATTGAATTCACTACCATCTTCAGTACAGTTCACCCATACTTCACCAAGAATTCTGCCGAACTTTCCTCGACTATCCTTCTCTGGGCATCGGATTTGGATTTCTATATCATCTCTATCGGACATGATTGCCCAATGCACCCACTCCTTGAGATGTTTTTTTGATAATAGTCCGTAAACCTTTTCATTTACATTCCTTGTTCTGGATTCTGGTGTATCAATACCCAAAAGTCTTACTCGACTCTTAAACATCACATCAAATCCTAAGTCAAAGACACAATCTAATGTATCTCCATCTACTATTTTTGTTACTGCAACTACATCATAGATATAATCACAGGGTTCTTCATTTTTATATTCAGCCACGTTTTCCCCTTTCTATATCAACAACTATTTATAAGAAAATTTGTTTTATATTAATGTTATCAATGAAAAAAGAATTACTATCACACACATTAATAACAATGCTTTATAATATGTTATAATAGGAGTTTTAAAATAACTCCACCCTATAAACACACATTTATGTACAGGACTTAAAATATAACCCGCATAATCTAATGCAAAAAACCAAGCCAAGTATTCTATTCCAAATATAGTAGTAGCAACAACAGTAAGTGCGGCAAATCTACTAGAACTTCCCAGAAAAAAACTTCCAATAAAACTAATAATCGACATTTGAACAATAGTCAATCCCGAATCATCTACAAATTGTTTAATCTCAGAAGTATATTCTCTAGCAAAATTACCAAAAATTATAATCAAAGCAAGAAGTCCTATTAATTGCCAATCAACTAATGTTGTGGGATCTGGAACACCATCTCTTCTATCTGGTTTTAATTCTGCGGGTATTATATTAACATCTTCTTCTTTTAATACTACAAACAAATAATATAATACAACACCTAAACATCCTACTAACAACGGCCACATATAAGATAGCATAGCCCAATAAGTTAATCCAAATGCAGCCATCGGTAATATGATAGTTTTTTCTAATGGACTCCACAAATAATAATGATGAGTTGAAAGATAATCTATCATTCCTAATTTTTGTCTACTTTTAGGATCATCAGAAGAAATTGTATCTAAAACCCCAGCTGAAACTGATACTCTTCCTGGAATTGGAAGCATACCAGTTAATGCACTAATCATAGCAACTACTGCTCTTTTAGATTGTACACGATTCACAACAAACTGATATATTGGAAAAAACCAATTATAATGTTTTGCATAACCAGCCACTACCATTATACCCGCAAGATAAAACAAATACCATTGATTTTTAATCAATAAATTTAAAACTGTAGTCCATTCCATAATAATCCTTTCATTTTTCAACAACTACAATGTACAATCCATTCCACCAATCTTGAGAATCTTCTATATCATTTAACATTTTTTTATCATATAATACTTTCAATCCTGCTTTTTGAAGTTTCTCATCAGAAGGAGGAAATCTCCAATTTGAAAGAGATTTTATTCCTTCATTCGCACCCTGCACTACACCCTCCCAATTAGCATCATCAAATATACAAATACAAGTATCCGCAAAAGTTTCACTATAATATATTAAAGCATCTCTTGTTGTCTGTAAATCATGGGGCCCATCATAGAAAAATAAATCTACATCTTTAATACTATCCGTATTAACATCAAATAAATCACAATCAAAAACAATGACATCATTATTTTCTTTAACCGCCTTAATATTTTTAATAAATTCTTCTTTTGAATTGCTCGGTAATTCTAAATCATCTCTTTGTGGTTGTTGTTGAACCTGCCAATTATCTACACAACTTACTTTTATATTATTATTCAATAAAGCAGAACATGCAGTAGCACCATGAAATGATCCTATTTCTAAATAATGATTTGATTCTTTTGCTAATGCATTTATAAAATTTAAAACACGTTGGGCAGTTAATCCTGATACATTAATATTGACATTTTTGTTTACAGAATCTACCAATTCTCTTGTAACTAATCTCGCTTTAGAATGAACTAATTCACCTGATTTTGATTCATAAACTTTATCACAATAACCACAATCCCAACATTCAAATTTACAGGTTCTTATTTTATCTCGCCAAACATTAATAGGTTTATCTTTTAAATTAGTGTCTTCTAAATATTCATTAAATGTATCAAATAATATTTCCTTACCTTCAGCATAATTTTGTATAATATGCATGGTTTCATTAAGTCTTTCTATTGATTCTCT